CGAAGATCATGGTGTTACATTAAGATCTAAGGCTCTGACCTACTCCGCGCCTAGTCAAAAATCTGACTGCGGAAGTCCTCTAATTAGTGCGGATGGTAGGTTTGGTAAACCTGTCATTTTGGGTATACATACAGCCGGTATGAAAGGCTTATTTTCTAAAAGATGCGCAGGTGTAATGCTAAACAGAGAGGTCGTGCAGTTTTTACTTAATGCTGCAGATGAGTGTGATCCTTATGTCGAAGACATTATAGTAGAACACGGGGACATGGAAGCTCATGGCTTTGTGCCTTTACATAAAGCGCCTCAACCGCGCATGCCATGCAAATCTAATATCATGAAATCGGACTTTTATGATAAGTTATGGGAGGTTACACATCGTCCAAGTTTTTTAACTCCTTTTACCATAAATGGCGAAAGAATAGATCCTAAGCTAATAGCTCAAACTAAGTACTTACATGATGAACCTTATGTGCCTAGGTTTATATTAGATGAGATATCGCCTTTTATAAAAAAGATGATCCTCAAAAATTTTTCTCTTAAGCCATGGGAACCTCGGTTGCTCACGTACAGAGAAGCAGTAGCTGGTGTGGATGGCGTCCCTTATTGCGACGGTGTTGCTAGGTCTAAATCTGCTGGTTATCCTTATTGTTTAAATCCCAAATATAGAGGTAAAACGTATTGGTTAGGATCGGATGGCGATATAGATTTCAACACGGCTGAAGCTAAAGAATTAGAGAATTCAGTCATGAATATATTAGATAAGACAAAACGAGGTATTAGGCATGAGTTTGTATTCGTAGATCATCTTAAAGATGCTAAAGTACCTATAGCTAAGGCGCTCAAGGGTAAAGCTCGACAGTTTAATGCTTGTCCGATAGAGCTTCTTATTCTTACTAAGATGTACTTTGGCGATTTTATAAGGCATACTTGTGCTAATAGGATCCATAACGGTATAGGTATAGGGATTGACGTATATACTGAGTGGGATACTCTTGCTAAGTTTTTACAACCATCTCCTGGCAAATACAAGTTCACTGCTGGAGATTATTCCGGGTATGATACTAAAATCCCTGTTCCAGTAGCCTTGTATTGCTTAGATGTCATAGAAGCATATTATGCTGCTAGTTCTACTGAGCAGGATAAAATAGTTAGACGTGTCTTGTTTATGAATTTTATAAATTCATTGCACATATCTGATGGTGTTGTGTACGAGCATGTAGGTGGCAACCCTTCTGGTCAGCCTCTAAC